TCAGGGCTGCGTGACAGTCACCGTATACACGCCTTCTTCCACGAAGGTATTGCTGGTGACAATGATCTCGTGGAACCCATCAAAGGTTGCGGTATAGGTCAGGGATGCCGTACCCGGCGAAGTCCGGCGTGCGCTCGCCACGGCCGGGCTGGTCGGCGTGCGGTCGTCGCGCAGGATCAGGTAGGGGCTGAACGCCGTGGTGGCCAGCGAGATCGACACCGTTTCCCCGGTCTTCAGCAGGAGCACAAGGCGGTCCTCGTTGTCGCCCATGAAGGAGCAGTTACCCGCCTTCAGGTTCTGCGTGACCGTACTGCCGAAGGTAGCGAAGATGATCGGGCGGCAGGTCGCCGCATCGCTGATCGCATTCGAGAAGTCATCGGTCAGGCTCAGCGTGTAGTTGCCGGGCGCAGCAGGCGAAGGCGTGTACACGCGCACCAGGAAGTCGCCAGCCGGCAGCGTGTATTGCAGCTCCAGCGGATTCAGCGCGGCGGGGGCAAAGGCATCGCTCGGCATCTCGCCGACCACACGCCCGGCAGCGGTAAAGATGCGCAACTGGCGGCCACTGGCGGCTGTAACTTTTGCGCGGAAGGACGTTGGCACGGCCAGCTTCAGCGTGTATTCATCGTACAGGCGGGCCAGCGCAGTGTCGCTGCAATCGTCCGTCGTCCACGCCCCTGCCACCGGCACACCGATCGCTACAGGCTGCTTCACGCAGCCGGCAGCCAGGGTGGCGTTGACGGAGATATCCACACTGGCGCTCGTGCCGGCCTTGGCCGTCAGCTTCTGCACGCCAATGACCGGCCCCAGCGTCCAGCCTGGCACGCGCGCTACGCCGGCGGCATTGGTGGTGGCGGTGCTTCCGGCGAGCACGCCATTGTTGGCCGCCACGGAGAAGGTCACGGCCGTATTCGCCACCGGATTATTGTTGATGTCGGTTACGGTCACACCGGGTGCGGTCAGCACCGCGCCGATATTGCCGCTGGTGACATTGTCCGCCAGCGCGCTGATCTTGGTTGGCGCACCAGCCGTCGCCTTGGCCGTCACGGTAGCTTTGGCGCCGGCAGAAGTAATGTTCAGGGTCTGGTCGCCTGCCGCCGTGCCCAGTGTCCAGCTGCTGATCGTTACCTTGCCTGCGCTGTCGCTGGTGTAGACGGTGGAGCCCAGTGCTCCGCCCCCGGTGGCCACAGCAGCCGTGGCGCTTGCGTTGCCAACCGGCGCTCCGCCTGCGTCCACCAGCGTCAGCACGATGGGGTCGGCGACTTTGGCGCCAGCCACCGCCGTCTGGTTATTGCCGCTCGTTACGTTGATGGTGCTGACGACTGCCGGGCCATCATTGCCGCCGCCACAGGCCACCAGGCTCGCCAACAGGATGCCGCTGCATAGCAAACGCAGATTCATATCTCCCCCGAATGTGATTTTTAGTTTTGCCCAAGACACTATAATTTTGCTACAGCAAAACCTCAATCAGATTGGCGGTATCTGTCGCATTTCTACCGTAAGTAAGAACCCTTCATTCAATGCCCTTCAGTTGCTGATAGTGCTCCCGCAGTCCGAGCGCCAGTTCGCGCCAGGCCCGGCAAGCGCTTGCATTGTGGGCGTCCGTGGCGGCCAGCGCAGACACTGGAATGGCGGCGGGGTCTGCATCAGACTCGGCGGCAGGTCCGGCAGGCTCACCTGACCAGGCGGCGTTGTAGCTGCGCACGAAGCCAGCATTGACGCCGAAGCGCTCATCGTCAGCGCGCGTAATGTAGACCGGAACCTGGCGTTCAATTTCATCTCCTTTCACATAGACCGTCTGGATACGGTCGCGGTATTTGGTTTCGGTGCGGACAACAACCCTGGCCTGGGCATGGGCGATAGCCGTGCTGCGGGCAGCCTGCTGCTCCACATAGCGGAGATGCGTTTCGCCGGCAGCCCGCTCGCCATCGATGCGCCCGAGCAGGTATAGCGCCAGCGCCGCACCGGCAGCCAGCGCATACTTCGCCGGCGCGGGAAGGAGCAGGTTTGTCATAAGACCTCCATGGCAGTGTTATAGAAAGCCAGCCGCTCCTGCCAGCCGATCGCATCGCCCACCGTTGCAGTCTTCCTGCCCCGGTTGACCATGTCGCACACACCGTCGAAGTCGAGCGCATCGGCCCATCGGTTGATGCCGTTGTGCCACCAGAACCAGGCGGCGCTGCGGCAGGCACCTTCAGGACGCCGCAGCCAGACGCCGGTCTCGCCACTGGCGAGACCGAAATGGCGGCCGCAGGCGGCGTGGTTATTGGCGAAGGTCAGCTGGATGGCGCCGGCGCCACGGTAGCGCCATCCATCGCCCGACGCTTCAGGGCCATTGCCCTCGCGGCTGGCGTAAGCCCGGTTGGCGATCCGTTCCGGCTGGTGTGCATAGGCCGCCGCCAGCGGCGGCGGAAAGCGCGACGGCCAGACCTTTGCCAGCGCAGCGCTGCTGTAATTCAGGTTCTCTTCCAACACGGAGAGCTGGCCGGACTCGTGCGCGACCGTCGCCAGGAAGGCGGCCTGGCGCGGCGGTGTGCTTATGCCGAACTCCGCCATCGCAGCATTCAGCGCGGGAACAAAAAGGCCCGCACGCTGGCGGGCCTTGGGCATGATGCGCATGAACTGCTCCGGCGTCATAGTCCCCCCTTCACATCCCTCACGGCTTCCGCCGCATCATGCGCCAGCTCGGCGATGTCCTTGCCGCGGCGGCGTTCCAGCCACAGCACGATGGCGCCCAGCACCCACCATGCGGGCAAGCCCGCCAGCACCATGACTGGTCCGGCAACGGCCAGCATGCCCACCGCCGGATCGGCCCCATTCAGGACCGAGACGGCCCGTGCCGACTCGAACAGCGTCGGCCACCAGCTGTGCAGCGCCACCACCAGCAGCGGCCCAAGCAGTGCCGAGGTGAGGATGGAGCAGGTGAACCGGACAAAGGCTTCGCGGCGCGTGCGCGGCCACATGAACAGGAAGGTAAGCGCACTCGCGGCAGCTCCGGCCAGTAGCGGCATGCCGAAGATCTTGATGATGACGCCGCCAGCTCCGGCCGTAGTTTCGATTGCCATTGTCTCTTTTCCTGAGGTGATATGTGAGGGGAACTTCATTTCAGTCGGGCCAGGCGAGTTCCGGCAACTGGCTGAACATTTCGTCCACGGTGGGTGGCGCGAGCGTGCCCGCTTTTAGCTGCCGTAGCACCTCATACGTGATGGTGTTGCATGCATCCATCCACATGGCAAAGGCCTGCCCCTCAGCCTGGTACGGACCGCTATACCCTGCGCGCAATGCGCATGTCAGGCGGTTGTCGTAGCGGCGTTCCTGCGCTTTACGGTCAAGCATCTCCTCCAGCAACACGATGTAGGGCCGTTCAACGCTTACTGTCGCGGCGTGCTCCTGTTCCGCAATCTCCTGCGGAGATTTCTGACGGACAGACCAAGCGTAAATCCAGTTTCCAAGGACATCTTGCACAATTCCATCGCGGTAGGCGATATGTTGTGGTCCAACTTCGGGAGCAGGGGCCGGCAGTACTGGATCAACCTGCAATACATCACAAAACTCACGATCAAAGACTGCCGGCGCCATACCATTAAACTCAAGCCGCAATTGCTGCTCGCCGACCAGCGTGCCATCAGCACGTTTGCGATACTCATTCATTGGATACTCCTTTATTTGTTCAAGCGAAGGCCAGGACCATATACAGCTGGCCGGATTCATTGGGGCTATATGTCGTATTCGCTGTCTTATTGACGACGAAGCCCGAGGGATCGGGATCGATTCCATCCTCAAGCGAGGATTCGGCATAATTGAATCCGACCCGCGGGTCATTTCCAGCGACGATCCCCCTGGATGCGTCGTAAAAAAGCCAGGCGCCGGTGCCGCTAACCTTCTTGATCATGACGCCGCGCGCACCGTTTGAGAAACCACAGTCGACTACCCGGGACGCCCCGTTGCCAACGTAGGAAGTGACCTTGCTGATACCTGGAAGCGTGGCGAACAGGTGTGCCGTATATCGAACACCGCTGTAGTTGGAACGCGTATCCCCGCCGCCCAGGTTGAATATCAGGTTGTTGCCGATGGAACCACCGCCCCAGATATCGAAAACAGCAGTTTTCCCTTCGTCCCACGCGCTGGTGACTGATTCATTATTTACGAGGCCCGGACCGCGCATCCAGATGCCCCACTCGTTGCCCCCCTCCTCCGCATAAAATCCGGCTTGCGTTACCCAAATCATTTCGGGTGCCACGCCTAGCCTATGGGCGACGGTACGCGTATTGCCATTCCCGATGTACGCCACCTGTTCATACACGCCCGACGCACGGCGCAACATCCAAGCCATCAGATTATTTCCACTACTTACAGGCGCAACTAACCCCCTGGCTGCAAGCTTGTTGAGCGATGGCATAGAGGACTCCGGGGCGTCCATAGCGGGATTCTTGTATGAGTTCCAGTTATGCATTGCAGCATGAAGCCACCATGAACTCCCTCCACTTCGGGATCCGAGGAGTGCCATGTCAGGCCGGAAATTCGCATCGATTCTGGCAGTAGCCGCCGCTGGGGTCGCGGCCGCCTGAAATACCTGGGTGGCATCCTTCGGCGTACCGCGGGGGTCCTTCACACACAGATAAACACCAGCGGGGGTGGTGGCACCGATAGTTACGCCATTTTGACCACCATCCTTAAGAACGTGAGAGAGCGTGCTCCGCTGAACTGCATTATTCACTTGCAGATACCCGCACTGAGTATTGCCAAAACCGAGCAAATCATCAATTATGTAGCGCTGGCTTGCTGTGTTTGGATGAGTGAAGAACAGGAAGCTGGGCTCTCCGCCTGTACTGAGGACCTGGTCGATGCCCAGAGAGGTCCAGGCACCGCAGCGTATGAAGCCGTCGGGCGACGCATCATTCGCCCATGCATAAATCATATAACTGCCGGTGGCCGCATTCGCATGCGTGGACATGGCCAGCGTGGTGCCCGAGATGGTGTACATCTGGCTGTCGATGGCCCCGACAGCGCTCGAATTAAGGGAGAACTTCATGTTCTCGAACGGGTTGGACTGATGCTGTGTCGACCAGTTGGACGTGCCATCCCTGCGTTTGACTACCACCATACCAACCGTTCCCAGCATGGACAGATCAACTGTCTCTGCATTCCCCTGGACATGGGCAACTTCACGCATCATGAAAAATTTCGGTGCCTCCCTGAACGTGAACCGGATAATATGCCCGCCCGACAAATTCATATTGCCGTGCGACCCGAGGGTGAATCCCGTGCTGGTGTAGGCCGCAATGCCCTGCGGATTGGCGGCTTCGGCAGCATTGCTGTTTGTTACCATGTGCCGCCCGGGACCACGAATGGTGTCGCACCACGTGAATGGCGTCGAAGCCGAAGTGTGGCATTTGAAGATATCCAGCACGGGAACACCATCCGTGCGGTTGATACCGTCGTTAATCGTCAGCGCCGCGCCAGTCCCGACGAACTGGTCTGCATAGTAAATTTCCTTAAGCTGAGCTTTCGGCTTGGAGCCGGTACCGGCCATCATCATCAATTCCTGGCTCATAGAATTTTCCCATAGACAGTAGTACCGCCATCGCGGCTCCAGAACAGCAGCTGGTCAACGCCGCTGGCCTGGAGGCCACTGCGGCCGACAGCGGTCATATAGCTGGCAAAGCTGTTCGTGTAACCGCCAGCGGGCAACTGCCAGCTGATGCTGGCAGCGAAACTGACGGCGTACGCCCCGCCATTAGTAGCCTCGACAAGCATTGCACCGAAATCGCCATACCCTGGCCAGTTAGAAAAAGACCAGCTATGCGCCCCGGTAATGGTGATGGTCTGAACCGAGCCCTCTTCGTAATTGAAGGTCTGTGGCGTGGTACCGGAATTGCCTTTGGCAGTGACCACCAGGCTGCAGTCGTACTGGCGGGCCCGGATCAGCGGCTGGTCCAGGAAGTTGTTGTTCGCACCGGTCTGCCACATCGTTGCGTAACTGCTGAAGTCGCGCCCTGCGGCCGTATTCCGGTCGAGGCGCAGTACGCCATTGTCCGCCACCAGGCGGAACAGGCCCGTGCCACCCGCCTGGCCGGTTTCGTCGAAATACAGCACGGGGGAAGCGCTGGTGAGCCTTTGCTCGGCCGCATTTAATGTGGTCGCGTTGACTGTGCCAATGCCGAGCACGCCTGCGACACTCAGCGACAGCATATCGCTGATCCAGGTAACACCGTCGTCGCCCAGGCGCTGCACCTTCATCACGCCGCCGGTGAAATCGATACGCGTGCAGCGCGAACCGCTGGCGGCATCGGTCTCCTGGAAGCGCAGGTTCGGATAGGCGGAGGACAGCACGGCCCCGCTGAACACCGGCACGCTGGCCGTACCCAGCCCAAGGTTGCTGGCCGCCGCCGCCGCGGTGGTGGCGCCCGTGCCGCCGTTGGCAAGCGCCACGGTGCCGGTGACATTAGCGGCCGTTCCGGACACATTGCCGGTCACATTGCCCGTCAGGTTGCCGGACACGTCACCGGCCAGGTTTGCGTCCAGTATCCCCTTGCTTCCGGTGAAGACCTCGCCAGTATTCGTCGCTGACGTCAGGAAAGAAAAACGGCCGCTGCTGCTGTCGTAACCCATGAAAGCCAGACGCGCGGCGCCTCCGGCGTAATAGCGCATTTCAATGCCCCGATCTTTTGCATCGTCCGCAACAGGCGCGGTATCGCCACCAAGCGTGACAATCGGGTCATCCACCGTCAAGGTAGTTGAATTGACCGTAGTGGTCGTGCCATTGACGGTCAGGTTGCCGGTGACCGTCAGATTCTGGCTGACCGCGACACTGCCGGTGAAACTGGCCAGCTTGCTGGCCCCGGTCAAGAACATGATGGGCGCCTGTTTGCCATCGCATACGATGAAATTCCGGTAGCGCGTCGTACCGCCGGCATAGCCGTTGAAGCTGATTGCCACATTAGCCGTATCGAGATCGTGAGCATGATTTTCCAGCCGGTCGAAATTGAGCGACAGAACAGGGCCCTTGAAGTCACCGTCGGCGCTTACCGTCCCGGTAAACAAGGGCGAAGCAAGGTTGGCTTTCAGATTCAGGGCTGCTTGCGCGGCGGCCGATACCGGCTTGCTGACGTCCGAAGTGTTGTCCACATTGGACAGGCCGATAGTGCCTTTGGTGATATCCGTGAGTAGCGCAAGGGTGCCGCTTGCATCGGGCAGGGACCAGGTACGCGTGGCGGTCGCCAGGTTCCCCAGCAAGCTGGTGATCGTACCCGCGGCATTCTTCAGTTTTGCCCGGAAGCTCGCATCCAGGCCTGCCACGCCATTGGGCGCGTTCAGCTCGCCACGCTGTACGACATCAGGCTTGTTCTTGATGAAATCCCGCTGCATGCTGTCGGCCTGGCCCCAATCCGACTGGATTTGCCCGGCCGTTGCCATGTCTGCTGCAGCCTGCGCACGGTCCGCCTCCGAGCTGGCGAAGGTTGCAGAGCCTGCTGCTGCAGTCGCGTCGGCCTGCGCGGCTGCAGCATCGGCACTTGCAAGGGCTGCGCTGCCCTCCGCTGCCGCCGCGCTTACCTGCGCTGCTGCGGCGCTGGCTGCGGCGCCGGCGATATTGGCATTGATATCGGCCGCAGTCAGCTGGGCATCCGCCAGAATCTGTTCAGCCCCCCCGATATTGCTCAGAATGCCGATGGCGTCGCTGTGCGCATTGCCCGCGCTGGCTGCCGCGGCCGATGCGCTGGCCGTAGCCGCAGCGGCGCTGGCGGAAGCCTCATCGGCTTTCCCGTCGGCGATGGATGCGCTCGAAGCGGCAGCTGATGCGCTGGCAATAACCTCCCCTGCTTTCAAGTTGGCTGTAGCGGCATCCGAAGCAGCGTCGGCCGCCTTAGCCGCGGCCAGCGCAGCGCTCGCAGCGGCTGCGGTCGCGCTGGCAGACGCTTCGTCCGCCTTCGCACCGGCGCTGGACGCGCTGGACGCCGCCTCGCCTGCCTTGGCGGTGGCGGTGGCGGCACCGCTGCCGGCGGTGGTAGCGGAATCTGCTGCAGCTGCTGCACTGGAAGCGGCTTCAGCTGCCTTCACGGTTGCAGCGGCTGCCGCCGCGCTGGCCTCAACAATGGCGCCAGCGGCCAGCTGCACCTCCTCGTCGAATTGGTTCAGGCGTTCGATCGCCACCGTGGGCGGCATATTATAAAAGAAGCGATTTCCCATTTAGATTTCCTCAAGTTCGATGGACGTGCTGTAACGCTGGGTGGTCGGGGTGACGATGGCCTTGAGCTGGCTGAGCTTGCAATACATCTGGTGCTCCTGCTCCAGGCTCGTGTCCTCATGGCCGGGATACAGGCTGAAGAACAGCGGTTTCGGCATGCCGTTGCCGCGCACGATATGCCAGACCATGGCGCGGTCGGTGGTATTCATCGAGCCCAGGTCGAAGACCTGGACGCGGTGCCGCGGCCCGGCATCGGTCAGCAAGTCGCCGGCCGCGGTACGGAAGTGCGCGGATGAATCGACTGGCGTGACGGCGGCGCCAAAACTGGCGTTGTATTCCGGCGACCAGTAGGCGCCGCACACCAGGCGGCTCGCCTCGATATAGCCTAGCGGGTTGCCCGGTGCAGCGATATCGATCAGCAGCTTCCTGACCGCGCCCGGTACTGGAATCCAGACCCGGCCATAAGCACCGCCGCCATAGGCAAAGGCGTTGGAGCCCAGTCCTTTCGGTCCCCAGTTCCACAAGCCCATGGCCGGGCCGGGGCAGGCCAGTACCGGTCCGCTGTCAAACAGCGGCATGCTGTCCGAAGCTTCGGCGTAGCCGCGCACGCGGAGCGTATCGGTGCCGGTGAGATTGCAGAACGCCAGGGCGACGCCGGCAATGGTTTCGGGCTGCGGCCAGGTCGCCACCAACTGTGCGCTGGTACCGGTGGAGCGCCATACGCGCGCCTTGGTATCGAGTTTGAGGTTGGCGGCGCCGAGCGACGCGCTGGCCTCCGAAGAGGCGCTCAGCAGCGCACGGTCCGCCGCGTTGTCGTAGATGATCCGGAGATTATTGAACATGGGTTATCCGCAAACGTAAATACAAGCAATGGATTGGATGTCGTCCGCAGCCGCGAACGAGGCTGGTTCACGCGCACGGGCCACGATCGCGCCGAGAATGCCGGTGGTTAGTGGCATGGCGGGATCGAGACGCATGCCCTTGCCGGGCACCGAGCTGGTGACGATGAAGTCTCCGGCCTGAATATCGCCGCCCTCCCCGCACACATTCATCTGCCCTTCGCCCAAGGCGTTGATCTCCGCTACTGTGTAGTTGCCGGACATCGCGTTGTGAAGATCCGCATTCCCTCCTCGGGCATCGCCGAAGTCATCGATGAAGCTGCCTTGCATGAGGCCCGGCGGCAGGGCGTAATCTGCCATCGGCCCCAGGTTGCGCGTGTAGACCCCGATGGCCGCCGCCTGAATCGGCCGCGTAGAGCGGGCCACCTCGAAGAAGGTATTCGACCAGCCGTCACGTAACAGGCAGCGCACATCGAGCACGATGTCGCCCGGCTCGATCTCTGCACCATTGGGCAGCGCTGCGTCGTGGGCGCCCGTAAAGGGTCCCATCGTGCCCAGCTCGGCATAGAACGCCTTGCCATTTGCGGCGCCGACCAGGCCCGAGGATCCAGGCGATCTATTGCTGACGCCGCGCAGGGCGTGGCTGGTGCTTTCCAAGCTGTTGGACACCACCGAGAGCGCTGCCATGGTTCCGCTGGTCTGCATGACCTCAACATAGCCTTCGGCCCTTATTGCCTGCTGACCTGGCATTGCACCAGCCCAGAACGCGAGGCCTGAGCCGCTTTTAAAACTTTCTGCGCGGAGTGCAGGCATTGCCCCAAGGGCGAACACGGATACTGTCGGATAAGTAGCGCTGTCATATCGGAAGAAGCCTGGCCCCGCGTCAAGGCCGGTACCTCCGATAGAGGCAATTTTGGTGCCGTGCAAATCGTATGCGCGCAGCTGATTGCTCTCGTTTTCGTTGATCACGCATCGAACCCCGCTGGATGCGGTGCGGTAGACCTGGCCAGTGAACGTACCGGCAGTCACGTCTTCCGCTGCCACCGTGCCGGTGACCAACAGATTGCCGTCAATATAGGCCGCCAGGGGTTCCCAGCTATCTCCGTCGTAGAACCGGGTCTGGACAAAGCTGCCATTGGTCAGCGTTACAACATCCCTCGCAATTGGCTGTCGTTGTTCTTCCGGCAGACCCGCAGTCGCGACGCGAATTGCGGCCTCGGCCGCGTCATCATCCCAGGAAGATGCTGTCCCCGACGTGTTGACCGTGCCGCGCCGCCCATCCGTGCCAGTTCCGCCGGCAAGGCCGTTCTGCGCCATGACAACGGGTGTGGCCCACTCGCCCGGCGCAATGGTATCGCTTGCCCCGCTCGATAATGCGCTTGCCGTGGTGACGTAGAGAGGACTTGTGCCCGAAGGGATGGCGCGCGACCAGTTGCCCAGGGTGCCGGTGAGTCCGCCAGTGGAGAAGACGTAGGTCAGGGTTTGGGAGGGCACGGCAGGCACGCTGGCCGCACGCTGATACAAATACACCGTGGCAGTGTTCAATCCGTTCTGCGAGAACATGGCGGCAGCGGCCCACTCACCGGCCGCCACCGTATCGGTGGCGCCGCTGCCCGATGCCGATGCTACCGTCACATATAGCGGATCCGTGCCGGCCGGGATGGTCTTGGTCCAGCCGTTGGCCAATGCGTCACCACTGGGGATCGTGATCGAATTGCTGGCAAAGGTAAACGTGAATGCCCCCGGATTGTCAGCTGGCGCCGTTGCCGAACGCTTATAGGCGAAGGCGATGCCCGTGCTCAGGCCTGAAGAACCATTGGCGCCGTCCATCACCTTGCCAACGACATAGAACGCCGTGTAGGTCGAGCCCTGGTGGCTGACCTGGGCCCGGATCGTGGCCGAGCCGGCGGTCATGCTGGCATAGGCCAGCGTAGCTGATTTCGTGTCGGCCGCCACCGCAATGCTGCTGGCGCCGCTTATCACGGTCCAGGCCAGGTTGCCGGGAATGTTGATCGCACTGGCCGTGATGGTGACTGCGGAGGGCGACGCCACACCGGCATTCGTGACGTGGAAGACGGGAGTATCACTCGACAGGATGAGCGACTTGCCCCGCGTTGGGTCGGTATCGCGCGGAGCCGCCGTCTGCAGCAGCTTGTCGCGCTCATTCACAATGGTGGCCATCAGATCAGTACTCCTACATTGACGCGCCCGGCCGCCCAGTTCGGCGACAGGCTGATGACGACGCCGGTATTGGCGCCGCCGAGCGCAAAGCGCTCGGCGGGCAGGCTCACCGCCCTCCCCAGCTGCAGCGACTGCATCAGGTCGGCCGTTCCTTCAAACTGGTAAATCATGCGCGGCACTTTCCACAGGTTGAGGCGGCGCTGCGCTTCCGCATTCGCATCGCTGCGCTGGAGCAGCGCCGTTTCCTGCATGGCGGGTGCGGCATCGAGTTTGTATGCCGCCTGCACCGCGGTATCGGACTGCACCGCCTCCAGCCAGGCCTGGGCGAACAGGTCCTTGTGCGCCTGCGGAATGGTGGTGACGAGGTTGCCCTGTTCGGTGTAGTTCCTGCAGAAGCCCAGCTTCACGGCAGCCACCACGTCCGCGCGTTGCGAGGGCGCCAGCGTCTTGTCGACCATCTGGTCCAGGCCGATGCTCACCGGGCCGGGCAGCGCAGCCAGGTCCAGCTTCACGATGCGCAGCTTGCCCAGCGCATCGGGCAGGATCTGGGCGCCAAGGCTGGCGGCCAGCTGGCGGCACGCCACCAGCACATTGGTGCGGTCGGACAGGAAGATGCCCAGCGGCTGCGGGTGGGCCGCCTCGAAGGCATCGAAACTGGCCAGGTCAAGGTCGGCATCGGTGAAGCGGTCTTCCGCCTTGCCATAGCCGGTGACGATGCGGCGGATCAGTGCGGCCGCGGTATTGCGGTACATGCCGCCGAACTTGTCGCCCTGCACGGAGACCGTGATGGTGCCGTAGGACTGCTGGTTCAGCCGGAATTTGCCAGTTCCCGCAACGGGAGTAAAGCTGACCGGCACGCCGTTGTCCCGCACCTCGATGATGCGTTCGATCGCCGACGCGTGCACCATGTATTCGAGCGTCGCCGGATCCGCCAGCAGCGGCGTGATATTGTGCACCTCGCCAAAAGCCAGCGGCAGGATGCGGTCGCGGTTTTGCGTCTCGCCGCCCAGCGTGGCCTCGGTCATCGGCGTGTTCAGGCGCTGCAGCTGGTCGCGCAGCGACAGCGCCAGGCCGCTGCGTCCCTTGGGCGCCAGCGTTGCGACAATGCCGCTGAAGACCAGCCGGAACTCGGCACGCGGCCAGCGCGGGTCGCCGATGTAGGCGCGCGCCGGCCGGTTGTCCCAGATATCGCCCAGCCAGGCATCCAGCGCACCGTCTTCGTTGCTGAACTCGATTTCGCTGATGGACAGCCTGCCGTCGTTCGTCAGCGACAGCTCTTCCGTGGGCTGGAAGGTGGGCTTCACCACTGGCAGATAATGCGTGTTGGCCGGCACGTCGCCGGCGCCCGTGTTGTAGGGCCGGTCGCACAGGTAGCGCGTGGTTTCCGCCCCGCCGCTGCGCACGCCGATCTCGTAGAGCGTGGTGCGGATGGCGGACGGGCTTCTCAGCCAGTCAAGGAACTCTGCATCGGTCATATCGGATCAATCCTTTTCGGTTCGGATACTGCACGGATCGCGGACACCGCAGCCTCCGCCACAATGGCGGCGCCGCGTGCATTCGCGTCATAGTTGGCCTGGATGGCATCGCCGGTCTGGCGCTGCTGTTCGGCGCGCAGCTCCCTGATTTCCGTGGTCAGGGCCGCGTTCTCGGTCTTCAGGTCGCGAATGGCTTCGACCAGCGGCACCGTGTTGGCGGTGCCGTAGTCGCGCAGGCTGAACGCCATGGCCTGGCTTGGTGCTGCCTGCGCCACGAAGGACTGCGATGTGGAAGACGCTTCCGGATGCTTCTGCTGGTACTCCGCGCTTGTCGTAAACAGGCGGGCAATCTCGGCGATCGAGGTGCCGCCGGCCAGCACGTTCTTCCAGAACGCCAGCCCCTCCGCATCCGAATGGCGGCCCAGCAGCTGCTGGTACAGCGTTTCGATGGCCGCGGTGGAGTTGGCGCCCACGGTGGCCAGCTGGCTCGCCGTCAGGGTGCCTGACAGCTCGCGGATAGCCTGTGCAACGGAGACCACTTCCGCCTTTACCTCGACCAGGCCGGTGACCGACTTCTCCAGCGCCGTCAGGCTGGCGCGGGCTACATCGACCTGCTCTTCCGCCCATTGCAGCGCATCGGCGGTGGCTTCACGGACTTTCGCGAAATCGTCCTGGTAGCGTGCGCCGGAAGCATTCACCAGCTGCGACGCCTTCAGGTAGGCGCTCGCCGAGGATTCGAGGTTCGCCTGCGCCGTTTCGTCGCCGCCCTGGGCCAGTGCGAAAGTGCGGTCGAACTGCGCCTTCGCTTCCTGGTAGCGCTGCTCCGGCGTCAGCGTCGAGAGCTCATTCAGCAGCAGGCTGTCCTGGAAACGCTTCAGCGAACTGGCGTAGGCATTCATCTTGTCCAGCGTGCCGCTGATGGCCGCATGCTCGGCGTCGTAGGCATCGCTCAGTTGCTTGCGCAGCTCGGCTTCGGTTTTAATGGCATCGGCGGTACTCTCGATCTTCGGATAGAGCATGGCAAACTGGGCCTGCAGCTTCATCAGGGAAGCGTACTGCTTGATATCGGCTTCCTTGGTGAGGTCCAGCTTCTGGACCTGCTCTTTGAATTCACCCCGTGTATCGATATTGGCAAGGCCCAGCGCGGCCATTTGCTCGGTCACAAATTTCCGTACGGGCGCCAGGCGCTCCGCCTCGGTGAGGTAGTTGTCAGCGAAGCCGGCGGACTGCTGCGCCAACGATTCCAGTCCGCCAGACAGCTTGATCACCTGCTCGCGCGCTGCCAGGGAGGCCAGGCCGGCTGCGCCAAATGCCTGTTCCGCCGTCTTGCCCAGCGCGGCAGCGACCGCATTCGTCGCCACAAATTCATTCGTCAGCCGGGCCAGCGCCGCACTGGTCTGCTCGCTCGGCAGCTTGAGCGCCGCGAGCTCCTGCATGGTGACCTTCATCCCGAACACGGCCTCGCCCCCCGCGATCAGCGACTGGCGGTACTGCAGCAGCGCAGCCGCCTCGGTAGCCAGCTCCTGGGTCGTCCCCTTGAAGCCGGAAATAAGGCTGGAGAGTCCAGGAGACACGCCTTCGAATACTGCGTTCAGGCGGTTAGCGAAGACCGTGTCCAGCTGGCCGGAGGCATTCGGATTGGCGCTCTCGGCCCCCGTATGCGCAGTGAATGATTTACCGGTGACCGCAGCCGTGACTGAGTCCCTTTCGGCGGTAGTCAGGAATCCTGACAGCACGTCGTCAACCTTGGTCACGGTTTTGATAAAGCTTTGCACGGCCTCCTGCCGGCCATCCATCCAGTAGGTGGAAGACAGGCCGAATGTGCCAAAAGCGCCGGTACCATAGCCGTCAATATACGATTGGTGAATCTTCCCTTCGTTGCCACGCTCGTTGATGCTGATGTTGCCAGGCGTGTTATTGCTGGTAAAAGTCAGGCGGGTATTTTTCTCTTCGCCTTTGTCGAATATCTTCACGGCGGCATAGAGCGCCAGGGCGTAAGGGGCAATGGCGCCGATTGCCATGCCGGCGCCTGCAGCAAAGGCGCCATTTGCCGCCATGGCACCGGCTGCCTGGAGCCCTGCTGACACGCCCGTCCCTACAATGGTGTTCATGAAGCCGGTAGCAAGGGTGCCCGTGAAAGCACTCGCGGCCGCTCCCAGTCCGAGCGCAGAGCTGACCGCAGAGCTGGCTACCGAGCCGGCCATCCCTTGACCGGGTGACTCTGCAGCGGAAGCCGGTCCGGCGACGCCCAGAAAACTCCCCACCAGACGAACAACAAAAGGTTCGGCCATCATCTTGTAGATCTGGTCGGCAACGGTAGTCTTGAATGTGTTGACCAGCGATGCGGTAAAGGACTTCCAGCCTGCCTTGCCCTTGGTTAGAATTTCCGTAAATCCCGTGTGGAACAGCTCAGCGTATTGAGTGATCGTCTTCTGCTGCTGGTTGCTGTACCAGGTGTTGTATTGTTCCTCCAGGTCGGTACGTTCTTTCGTGCCTTGGGCTACCAGCTCGACCTGCTTGCGACGAAGCTCAGCCTCGTTTTGCAGAACGGCCGCCGCACGCGCTTTATCATCCCGGATGCTCTCTATCGCATAGCGCTTGTTCTCGTCTGTCCATTGCTTCAGCGTTCCTCCCGCTTCCAGCTTCTCCATCGCGCCAATACTGCGCTGTTTTGCATCGGCCAGCGATTGGAGGTGTGCGGCCTGGTCCCTGTCCGTAGCGGCCTGTTCCACTTGCTTCTGCAACAGCTTCAGCTCGCCTTGCGCGATCTCGACCTTGCTCTTGCCAAAGTTCGCCCATGCCGCTTCGTTGGCATTCGCTTCCGCATTGGCAGCTTCCAGCGCGCTCTTGCGTTCGTCCGCCAGTTTCTTGATCCCCGCGGCTTCCACGCGCTGCGCTGCAAGCGTTTTTTCGCTCTGCTCCTGTTCCTTGAGCGCCGCGCGCACGGCGGCCTCGCGCGTCACGCCCAGCTTCAGGGTATGCGTGTCCAGATCGTGAAGAATGCGGGCACGGGCGCGCTCACCTGCGCTGGCATCCTTGCCGATTTTCAGTTCGATCTCGTTCTCTACCGTCGTACCGCGAATCGATTTCATCAGGCTGTCATAGGCTTGCTTCGACTCGCGTGCCGCGTCTGCGGCAGCACGGCCCGCTTCGGAGTTGTTCCAGGTTTCCTTCGCCAGCTTGGAGACGAGATTCACGTACTCCTGAGGATTGTCTTCGCGGATCGCCTGGAGCGTCTTCAGGTCCTGCAGATACTGCGTGTTGACGCCATTCAAGCGGTTACGCAAGCCGTCGACCGCCTGCGCTGTCTTGCTATTGCCCCCGTCGTCAACCGACGCCTTGTTGAAGCGTTCGATCAGCAGCGTCAGGTCGTTATACTGGCCACCGAGCTTCATCAGCAGGTCCTGCCGGGCCAGCAGGTTCAGATTGGCATAGTCGCCCTCCCCTTTACCTACCTGATCGATTTGCGCTTTGACGACATTGCGCTGGTTTTCCAGCGGGTTCGAGGCTGCCGGCGTGCCTTCAGCGGCCAGCGCGTTGCGGCGCTCCATCGCGGCAACCTGCTTTTCCATGCTCTCTATGATGGCGGCAGTGCTTGTTTCAGCAGAGCTCGCCACATTGCCCGCAGCGTCATCACTGGAACTGCTGTACCAGGCCCAGGCAGCCGCTGCCGTGCTGATCAGCGTAACCGCTACCCCGATCGGCCCACCCAGCAGGCCCAGCGCCCGGCTTGCCAGGCCGGTCGCTGCCGCCCCGGTACCCGTTGCGGCCGTCAAGGCGCCCACACCTGCAGTGGCGGATTCCAGCCATTTGGTGATATCGAGAACCTTCGCCGCACCGAGTACGCTCAGCAGCAGCGAAACGTTATCCGACAGCAGGCCGATGCCGCCTGCCAGCAGTGACACCACGCCATTGGCCTGGGCATGGCTGCCGACGAACTCCATCACGCTGTTTTTGAGGACAGTAGTAGCCCCCGCTGCGCTGTGGCTCTGCTCGGCCTGTTGCTGCAGTTGCGACAAGGTAATTGGCAAGGCGCCAGCCATCACGTCCGAAGTGATCCGGGTTTCCGCCGCCATTTTCTGCAGGGCGTTCACCGAGACACCAACGCCGTCGGCCAGCGCCTTCATCAGGCCTGGCGCGGTCGTATTGATGGCGTTAAAACTCTCCATCCCCAGCGTTCCGGCGGCGAAAGCCTTGACCAGTTCCTGCTGCGCCGTGGCGGCATTGCTTGCGCTGGCGCCTGACAGCTTGGTGGCGAGGCTCACAGTTTCGGTGATCGCGGCCACCTGCTCCTGGGATACACCCAGCGCTTTCGTGGCATGAGCCATTTGCGCGTACAGCGCACCGGTGGCGGCGAGGTCCTGCTGGCCTTCCGCCGCAATGCGCTTGACGTCGGCCAGGGCCAGTGCGTAGGCCTGCTGGGAATCCGTAGCCAGGCGCAGCTGGGTCGTCAGGCGCCCGTATTCCTCGCTCATCTGAAGCAGCGATGCGACACTGGTATCGATTCCCAGTACATCCAGCACACCCTTCAGCTTTCTCGCTACGAGATCGAGTTCTACAGTTGATTTCTGCGCACGTGCACCGGCCTTGCTGAAGGAATCCAGCTCGCCGGTGGCGGTGCGCGCATCGGCCGAGACGATGCGAAGTCCGAGGTTTGCGATTTCTTCGTTCATGGTCGTTGAGAAAAAAAGCCACCTGATGGCGGCTATGAGGTTTTTTGGGATTTGCTGACGTTGATCAGGAACAGAAGATCCAGCGCATCGATGCATTCGCCCTCGAATGGTGTGAGCCAGATCCGGTGCCGCTGCTGCCAGCCCAGGATCTGTTCGTCCGACAGGGGATTGGGGAACATGGCGCCGCAGGTCCGCTTTGCGTTCATCTGCTGGAAATAGCCCCACAGGTGCGCAAGTTCGGCCGGCAGCGGCGGCACGTTCAGTTCCTCCGGCATCACGCCGCTCTGCTGGTAGACAACCTCCAGGTGCCAGCGCAGCGTGTGGCCGTCCTGCTGCTGCGCGCCGAGGCGGAACTCCGCCTCGGCAAACGCCAGCAGCTGCTGCTTCAGACCGTCAAAAAATTGGCGTCCGTCTCCAGCGCGGCGATGATCTTGTCCTGCCAGGTCGGGAATTTGGTGAAGCAGGCTTTCAGGAAGGCCGGCGTGACGGGCACCGCTTGGCCCTGGTCGACGAAGCCGGGCAGGCCGACCACCACGGCAATGGCGATCTGCATATTGCGGTCTTCGCCCAAGTCGTACAGGGTGCCGGCGCCTTCATCGGTTTTGGCATCGATCTGCAGGCTTTTGGTCTGGCCGCGCTTGATGGCACTGACCGAAGTGGCGCGGATGGCGTCCTGGTATTGCACGGAATTCTTGCTGACGATCTCGAAACCCGCGCGGTGGTTGCCGTCCTTGTCGAACAGCACGGTCACGGTATGGGTTTTCTCGATCGGGGCTTCGGCGTTCAGCAGGGAGATGTCGAAGCCGGCGGCGGCGATTGCTTGTGCGGTGTTCATTGGTTTTGATCTTTCTGTTGTGGGAGTCGTGAGAAGAAAAAAAAGGCCCGGAGGTCGTCCGGGCCGAAAGCACAGGGCCAATCGGCCCTGACGGGTCAGGCCTGGCTGTCCTGCATGGACAGCGTGGTCTGGTCGGAATCCGTACCGGCGCCGCCGCTGAAGTCGTACAGGGCGGTAAACTGGTACTGGTGCACGGCCGCCTTCTCGCCGTCGTCCGGGGCCGAGCCCTGGATCTTGATACGCGGCATGGAGAAGCCGATGAAGTCCGCATTGGCCGCGGTGCCGGTGGTGAGGATCGAGATCAGGTTGGTTTCGGTCTCGTCCAGGAACAGCTGGTGGATCGCGTCGCTGTCCAGATAGGCCGAGAAGGAACCCTTGACCAGCACTTTCTTGCGCTGGATGTCCGGGCGCAGGTTGGTGCCGACCACGCCATCCAGCGCCGATTCCTGGCCATCGATGGTGAAGTCGATATTGGTCACCACCACGTTCTCGCTGCCGTTCAGCACCAGGATGCCGGTGGCGGTGGACAGCACATCGGTGGCGGATTCCGGCGCCGGCGCGGTGAAGTAGGCTTCCGCACCGTTGGTCTGGTCCAGGCCGATGAAGGTGAAGTCCACCTCGCCGTTGCCGCTGCCCGGCAGCTTGATCGCGGCCTGGCTCACTTTCACGTCCTTGCTGAGGCGGGAAATGCCCACGTCCGGACGCCACTCTTCCACCGTGCTGTACACATTGGTGTGGCCGCTGGCCGGAATATGCGACTTCTTGCCCACCACGGCGATGGTGACGGAATCGCCGGCCGCCTTGGCGCCAATCGGCGAGTTGTCCAGGTTCTTCACCGTCATCACGGTGGCGTTCAGGTTCACCACCAGCTGGTTGCGCGCATTGTTCGCATCGCCGGTGCTGGTCCAGCCGCTGCCGCGCACCACATCGCCCACCTTGAAGCCATCGGCCAGCCAGGAGCCGGCGGAACGGGTGAAGGTGCCGAAGGCACCGGCGGTGGAAGCTGCCGCCACGGTGGTCAGCTCGCCGCTGGTGATGCCGGCTGCGAAGTCCTTGCGCAGGATCTGCGAGAACAGGTCGGCGTAGGTGCCGGGAGACAGGAAGCCGCTCAGCTTGCCGTCCACCATCTGCACGCCCTGGCGCTCGCTGGACATTTGCTGGTGCGACGCCATTTCGTCGGCAGTGTTGTATGCATCGCGTTTGAGTTCCATCGTCGCGGTTTTGCGGCGCAGGATCTGTGCGCCGGAAGCGCTTGCGACGGTGCCGCGCGCGGTCTGGCGTTTAATGCGGAACTCTTTGGATACGCCTTGTGCGATATCGCCCATGGAAAGCCTTTCAGGAAAAATAAAAGCCTCCGAACGGAGGCGAAAAAAAAGCGCCAGGGAGGCGCAGTGGAAATAAAAAAGCCCGCACGCGGCGGGCTCGGGGTATACACGAACGGGGCCATTCAAGGCCGGGTATTACACGGGTCTCCGCTATCGGTGCCGCTGGCGCGATCATTACGAGTGCGGTGAGTAAGTGAATGAATAATACTGTGGCTAAAACGGATCAGGCAAGCAGTGAAAACAGTTTTTAATTTGCGGGGCGCTTGCGCAACAGTGCATTGGCGCGCGCGTGGTGCGACTGCACGATCACTTCCAGTTCGCTGACCATATCGAGCACACGCTCGCGCTCGAAACCGCCGCCCTGCACTTCCGCCTTGCCGTTTCCTTTGCAGGCAGCGCAGGCGCGGTGCCCGTCCTGGCCGGTGCCGTGGCAGGTGGGGCACTTCCCGTCCAGCCAGTACGCCAGCGAGCGTTCGGCCACGCGGCGGTACAGCGACTGCGCCGCCTGCGCATCCCACGCCGTGTTCTCCTTTACCCAGCGCCGCTGCCGGCCTTTCTTGATCACGGCATTCGTCCACAGACGCAGCAGCTGCGCGAGATTCTGGTGGTTGCCTTCGAACAGGCGGTTGACCGTGCCATCCGCGTATTTCACACGCGCCAGCAGCGAGCCGAGGTCGCCTGCGAGCGCCGCGGCGGCGATAGCGTCGAGGGCATGGTGGTGCGCGTCGTCGCGCAGGTCATACGAATTGAGTGAACGAACAAATCTGTCAGCGAAACCCATGAAACCTCTCCTTATTGCTCAACACAGTTATTACGCATGCCTGTTTCCCCGAACAGCGCTGCCACCAGCGGATCGCGCCGTGCTTCGCCACGCGGCCAGTCGTAGTTATGCACGACCGACTGCTCCATGCTTGCTTCTTCTTCCTCGTCGTTATCATCCGTGGGCTCCGGACCGGGCGCGTAGACCGCGTGGCCGCCACGGCGCCCCGAATATTTGACGGCCCGATGAATTTTTCCTGCGGCGCACATCGCGTTCAACTGGCGGCTGAGGGTGCCCGGTGAAATGTCCAGCAGGTCGATGAGTTCGGCCGAAGTGACCTGCCCGCAGGCGAGGAGATAGCTGAGGATGGTGTCCGGCGCCGCCAGCTTGCGCCGACCGCCGTGATGCCTGAAAGTCTGTCCGATTTGGTGTGTTTTGCCTGATGCCATGATGCCCTTTCCGATAAAGCTTGTTGATGAGGCGCCTTCCATGGCACAATACTAGCATTGCTATTTGCAAAGTCAATAGCAAAGCTCGTTGTTGTAGTTAATAGCATTGCTATACACTTCACTCAAATGAAAACAGACCCGAAACCCCTGGAAGCATGGCAAGCCGAAGACGCCGTCCGGCTGAAGCGCTTGTTCGACGCCCGCGAACCGAAGATGTCGCAGGCCGAGTTCGGCGCGCAGTTCGACATCGGCTCGCAAGGCATGGTGTGGCAGTACATTGCTGGCCGACGGCCGCTCAATATCAAGGCCGCGACCGCCTTTGCGCGCGGACTGAATGTGTCGGTGGAAGATTTCAGTCCCACTATTGCGGCCCAGATCGGCGACGCCTCGCAGGCGGTGTCCGCCATCCTGCCCGGCCTGCGGCCGGTAACGGATGACGAGGACGAGGCGCCGGAAGCCGTGGCCATCAAGCTGGGGCCGATGCCGCTGCGCGCCGGCATCACCGGCTTCGAAACAGAAAACCTGTTCGACGACGGCAACCGCCATCATATCCCGCGCCAGTGGATGGAAGAAAACGGCCTGGTGCCGCAGACCCTGCTGGCCGTAAAAATCAAGGGCAACAGCATGGCGCCCCTGATGTATGAAGGCGATATCGCCGTTATCGACCTGAGCAACAAGACGCGGGTGAGCGGCGGCGTGTTTGCCCTTAATTACCATGGCGAAGGCGTGATCAAACGCCTGAAATACGAGCGCCGGGAATGGTATCTGGTATCGGAGAACCCGGAGTTCCGGCCGCAGCCCTGCAAGGGCGCCGACTGCCAGGTGGTGGGCCGCCTGGTACGCTTCGATCCGCGCAATTTCAAGGACCGGCTCTGAACGGGGCAGCGCTGCGCGCGGCCGTCATCACCGTGAAAGGCATCCGCCTGGCGGCGGTGCTGGTCGATGCCGAGTCCACCTATCCCGCCCCCGCGCAAGCCATGCTGCGCCGGGCCGGACAGGTGTTCCCTACCCTGCCCATCCTCCTCCTTTCGTCACGGATCGGCGGCTTCTCGCATAGCTATGCGGCCTTCAATGCCGACCGTTTGCTGCCCCACATCAATACGGACAAGATCCGTTGGCGCAACTACCGGCCGGAGCTGGACAAGAGTCCGGAGCCGTTCTGAATTTTCGCAAAATAACTAGCTTTGCTATTGCGCTGAAAAAACTAGCTTTGCTATTATTTCTTCGTTGACAGTTACCTGACGGAGAAAACCATGTCCCCTGCCGAATTAGCAGCGCTTGACGAAGCGACACGGCGTGGCGATGCCGCTTCACAGCTGATGGCGAACCCGCACTGGTTTAATGTGCCGAGGCCGGCGTACCCGGCCACCAACATGGCTTAGAGCTGGGCTTTGACAGCCGCCTTGACGGCAAGCTGAACCTGCTCGTTGATGGAGCTTTTCTGCAGCTGATAGAAAGAAAACTGCAGCGTCGCCAGCGCAATGCACAGGGAGATTGCTGTGCCCACCATCCACGCACGCGTCTCGCTGCGCAGTTCCTGCAGCTCAGCTTTCGTGGCCAGGTGAGGCAATTCGGAATCGAAACGCTGTTCCAGCGCACGCAAATCTTCGCGCCTGGCATAGTTAGAACTTATCACTTCCACCGCCGTTTTCACCGTCGCCATATCCTCCTCCAGCGCGGCGATACGCACTTCACTACGGACGTAATTGGCGCGCATGTCGTCCAGTGTCGATTTGACGGCGGCCATGTCCTGCTCAAGCAGATCGGTGCGATGGTTCAT